ATCACATACAAATGATAAGAATATGATGCAAAGCATTTATTCATCAGATGACTTTCTTAAAACACTACCTTGGATTGAAGAACATTTTGACTATGAATCAAAAGATAACGTAACCAAAGGTATAGTATTTGTTTTAGGTGTTGCTACACTTAGTGGACATTATGTTAATTATTTGAATGAGGAGACTGTGTGAAAGCCAATGGCTTAATAATACTTGCTATGCTGTCAGGGTGTGCTTCATACTTTGACAGCCAAGACCCTTGTCAGCAAGAGCCTTATCCTAGTTTCTGTGGAAGTGCAAGAGAACCAATACCAGTTATTATCCTCGACGACGATTGGGTTCTATACTAGATAGTATTGTTTGCATTCTGCTTTCTGTATAACTATAATCTCGCTTACGTCCAAATGGCATTGAGCGCCACCCAGCATTGTCCGGTGTCCATCCTTTAGTCCAATCATCTCTACAGAATTGATCCGACTCACATTGTCTTGGACCTATTTCATCTAACCATACACGAAAGTCTAACCATTCAGGATGTATGTATACTTCTAGTTCACGTGCTTTGTTGAATGCGTTATACCATACACGCCACTCTTTAAGGTATATGCCTCTAAGGTTGTTCATAGTCTAAGTCCTGTTGAATTAATGCGACAACTTATGAACTCATTGTAGTAGTCTGTGCGACTTAGAACGTCAGCTTCAAACTGTAATTTGGTTTCCCAGTAACTCATCATTGTCTTGTTTGCACATAGCTTGAGTATAGTGCGGGTGAAATACTGTTCACCTAGAACAGCAACATCCTTGCATAGACTGTCACTTGAGCCATAGTATGTTTGCCAATCACTTGACACTATACTATGGCGCTTGTTGACTTTGCCTTTTAAGGGTGGGAGTTTCTTAGTCCTCCAGAAGTTCTTCTTACCAATATACTTCTTACCAGTTGTTAGGTTAGTAATAAGGTAAACAAAACCCTGGACATCTTCACTTGGAGTGTAGGGACTATTCTTGTAGAGCCATTCCATTAACGGTCCTCCCATATTGCATAGGCTATCAATAGCATACTTACAATTAATATAGGGAGGAACCAGTGTGGCATTAGCTCAACCATTGCCATAGTATAGTGCTCACAATCAAGGGTGGCACAAACAATATTACCACGCTTAATGCGGCGTTGATTAATTTGTTTCTACGTTCATTCTTAAGCATCATCTGAGTCTCCAAATAAGTTCTTGTAATGATCCTGACTGTCCCAGTAATCAGCAAGTGTTTCAGCAAGTTCTTCTTTGCTTACTACATACTCTACTGTGGGCATACTGTCAGCATTGACCAACAGTTTCTCAGGGTCTTTGAGTTTGATATTAGTTAACACAACACCTTTGCGTTCAGCCGCATCCATAATGCCTTGCCACTGTCTAAAGTTATTGTTCTGAGGATCAACATATGTTTTGTAAGTCTTCTGACTCTTGATGCCAGTAAGGTCCACTTCGTATATGTCACCACCATAGATTGAGCCACGCTGTTCAACGCGACTTACGAATACTGGTTCTTTTAATTTTTGATATTTTGCCATTAGTTTTTCTCCATTAGTTTGTTATACAAGTTTACACTCATTTAGGAGCTTTGTCAAGTGTTATTTCTTGGGGGCGTATACAGTAACAAAGCCACCGTCTACAATCCTTGCATCAGAATCAGAGTGAGTGCTGTCATCAGTGCCCATCCAATTGTCAACAAAGTCTTCAGCATCCCCTTGACTTTGGAATGCATCTTTAAGTATGTTTGAGTCTATTTCAACATAGAATTTAGCGTTAGACCCAGGGTTGCGTTCGAGCCATATCTTGGCCGCGTTGTGCTTTTTAATTAGTTTCATTTGTATTTCCTTCTATCCAGGGTAAAGGTTCATCATTAGTAATAGCACCATTGTCGCTCATACCCAGGAAGTTCTTGGCTAAGAATATTTGCATTACTGTATTGTTATTGCCAATAGCATTTGACCACATTGTGCGTCTAAGACTCTGTCTCATTGATTCACGCCCTTTTAGCAATTCTACGCTAAAGTTGAAGCGAAGTGTGTTATCTGTGATGCCAAACCATTCTGAGATCTCTTTATCCTTACATCCTATCTGAGCAAGTTTATACACTTCTTCTGGGGGAACTACTGTCTTATCACGTCCGACAACAGCACCATCAACTTGTTTAGTGCCCATCTTACGTGGTCCTTGCTTGGTATTAGTTGTTGGGTTATCAGTCTTCTTCATACTATTATTTATGTCTTTTCCGAGAATCCACCTATAAAATGAGAGTCTTAGCTATATCATCAAAGAGAATGTGTTAGTGTGTTATAAAGCCAAACTACGTTTGTCTTAATCGTTATGTTTATTCGTAGTTCGTTAACACTCATACTCAACACATAACTCTTAATCGCTTTGCTTAATAAGAAACTAAACAAGTGATAAGTGATATGAAATGATTATTACTTAATAATGATAAGTGATATGAAATGATTATTACTTAATACTTTCTGTAGATTGTTTCAGTCAGACGGAACTATTTTACAAGTTCCGTCCTCTTTCTGTGAGTTGCAACAGTAAGACATATTGGAAGTAGGTTTTGTTTATACACCAAACGTAAAGGACCTCGTGCTCATTCCTTCCCTACCACGGCATACTGTGTTAACAGTATTGTCACCCTCGTTACCGACATATGGTGACTGTTTATACGTTGTGTTAGTGTTTTCTGAATGACAGCATTCATTCTGTATTAATACTTAAACTCACTTCCGATTTTTCAGGATACTAGGATCTACCTAGGGGAGTGTCTTAATACGTTGCGTGTGCTCCTATACGGATGCCTTTTCCACAGTGGTAATATATATCTGGCCCACCAACCTTTAGTGCTGTTATGCTTTGCCTTTGTTATTGCCTGTCTTAATGCCTACAATGTATTTATGCCTATGCTTAATTATACGCTCGAAACTGGCGAATGTCAAGTGGAAAAAAAGCCCTCGATCTAATCTAGACATTGCGTCTTCATAGTCAAGGGCCATAAACCTTAGTGCGGTTTTATCCAGTAATACGTCAGAACTACTGATGTAAAAGAGAATCAACGGAGTTTTTCTAATGGCATTAAGATAAAACAATAGGTAAAGTGACAGCCCTACCAGATAACATTTCTCTTCTACAATATTATTTATCTAAATCTTCTAATTTAGGTTTGTTTCCGGCATTTATTGTATCAAGGAACTGTTGTTGTAGCTTGGTTAGTTTCTTTGGAAGTTTACCCTTTTTGTTTGCACTACCTGGTGGGCGACCTTTGGTTGCCGCTGGACTTAAAGGGTTAACTCTTTTGCGGCCCCGTCCACATCCAGGAAGACTTCTACCTGCTTTCAGGTAGTGTTGATGTCTAAGTTCTACATTGTTTAAAATATATTTGCCTGTGTCAGCACACTGGTAGAATCTACATACTTGACATTGTTTACTCCAGTGAACATATGGTGTTACTAGCTTCTTAGAATGCACTACTCTAATTTCGCAAAGATGTGTATCACAATCCTCACACTTGGCATCGTATTTTACGTGAGCAAGTTCAAGAGGAACTGTGTCATTGGGTATATCGTTAATTTTTGGACCACTGTGCTTGGGCTGTATAAATTCAAGCCGTTCAAGGATATCTGGTGGGTAACTGTTATTGTTTGTCATACTAATATTTAACTAGTATGTATTTTCCTCTAGGTCATCCTGGCATTGCAGTTATGATTGTTGCAACAGCGCCTATTAGAGCTACGACAATGGTGCTTACAGCAACGATCATAGCTTTAACTAATCCTTTGTTGCCCTTAACAACACCTGTGTGTAAATCAGTAACTGCGGCTTCAACTTTTTCTAAACGTTCGTTCAAATGTGCATACCTTATGGCGCACAAATCAACGTGTGCTTCTAGATGTTCGCGTTCGTATTCTGTAGTGTCTGGCATTAGGCGGCCCTATCCACAACATTAACACGGAAGTTTCTTCTGTCTACAAGTCCATCACTTGTGGTTATTTTTGCTGTGACAATGTAAACTTTATTCTTTGCTCCACCACTAAGTTCAACATATGTTGTTGAGCTTGTTTTTCCTGAAGCTACTATAACCATTGCCGCTGGATCATTGCGTCTTGCCGCAACTGTGTATACTACTGTTGAAATAGTATCTGCGTTTGGTAACCAAGTAGCCCAATCAAACGTGTATGTTAGTTGTGCTTCTGAGTCTTTGTCAATTGATATGCCAGTGTTGCTTTGCTCGAACCCTGTTCTGTTAATCGCCATCTTATTCTCCTATTTTATAAGTTCTATCTTCGTTAAAGATAGCGTGTGTTCTATCTTCTTTATGTATTGTGAATATTCTATCTTCACTTGGTATAGTATACACAATTTCAAGTAGGTGTGATATTCTGCCTGTTGCTAGTTGTGCTGTTATTACTGCTAGTGTTGTATTTACTTCAACTGCCTTAAAAGCGGTAATTTGACTGGCAAATATGCTGTTTAAGCTAGACTCAATTGTGCGGTTGCGGTTGCCTGTAACACTCATACTAAAGTGTGCAATAGCATCAATATCACCAACTCTGCCAACCTCAACACCAAATTCAAATACCATTGACCCGCTAATAGTAGATGTGCCTTGTGCTACTTTAAATGCGTTTGCAACTTGTGTTGCGTTTGCAACTTGGTTAGTGGCAAGTTTTTGTATCTTAGTTGGAGTTGCAACTAATGCTGTTGTTGCTGGGCATAATACTGAAGTTCTAGCAATAATTGCAGGAACAGTAACCATTGTTGCTGGACTGTTTATTACTACTATGTTTCCACTAATGGCTTCAGCATTAATAGTCATTGTTGCTGTAGTGTTAACATTAACAAACATATCAGCAATCTTGCTGATTATTGTTACAGTTGTTGCAACACTTTCAAACACCGGAGTAACATTGCGTTGTAAGAATACATTTGTTATTAACGTTGTATTTGCTGTAACACTGAACTCTGTATTAGTAACTGTAATACCAGACGC